AATTAAGAATAAAAAAAATTAAAGATGACAACCCAAAGGAATAATTTATGGCATTTATAGGCAAGATACCCACTATTGGAAATTTCGTCAAATTAGATGCAATTACAACAAGTTCAACAAACACATATAATCTAACATTAGATTCAGTTGCTTTTTCCCCAGAAAGTCCGAATCATTGTTTAGTAAGTTTAAATGGTGTCATACAAGCACCAACGACTTCTTTTTCTATTAGTGGTTCAACAATAACTTTTATACCCTCATCAGGAACTCTAGCTTCATCAGACAGTATTGATTTTATTATGGTCTATGGAAACGTTCTTGATTTAGGAGTACCAAGCGATGCAACTGTCACTAACGCAAAAACTAATTTTGTATCAACATCATCTGCGGCTGGTTTACAGATCAAAGGTGACGGAACTACTGACGGAACTCTACAACTTAATTGTTCACAAAATTCACATGGCGTAAAAATTAAAAGTCCAGCACATAGTGCAAGTGCTAGTTATACTTTAACCTTGCCAACTACTGACGGAAGTGCAGATGAATTTTTAAAGACTGACGGAAGTGGTGTTTTATCTTGGGCAAGTGCTGGTGGTGGTGGTAAAATAGCCCAAGTAGTATATCAAAACTTTACTACATCTTTTACAACAACTACTGCTACATATGCCGATACAGGATTAACACTTGCAATCACACCTACGGCTTCAAATAGTAAACTTTATATTCAAGTTTTTGCGAATGGAGTACAACATAATGGTAATAGTTTTATGGGAATGAAAATGTTTGAAGATAGTACAGAATTAGAAGAATGGGAGAAAGTTCATGCTTATTCAGATAATACTGCTAGTAGTGTAGTTCTTAATTATCAAAGAGATGCTTCTTCAACTTCTGCTAGAACTTATAAGATACAGGCTGCTAATAGTCCTAACACAAGTGGAAGTATAAGAATTAATAATATAGTAGCGGATGGTGGAAGTTGTCAATCAAGTATGATGATTATGGAGGTACTTGCATAATGATAGCAGAAGCAATATTAAAAATTAATCCTAATGCAGAAGTTGCTGTCATAGGTAATGATATAGATACTTGTAGTATTCAGTGGCTTAACGGAACAACACCTATATCTAATTCAGATATAAAAGCACAATTTACAGCAGTAAAATTTGATATTGCTATAGGAAATTTAAGAACAAAAAGAAACAGATTATTAACAGAAACTGATTACATAATTATAAAAGCAAAAGAAACAGGCACTACAATCCCAACTGCTTGGAAAACATATAGACAAGAACTTAGAGATTTAACAAATGGACTAACTACAGTAGAAGAAGTTGAAGCAGTAGAATTTCCAACAGAGGTATCATAATTATGGCATTAGTTTTAAGTAGATCAAGAGGAATTAATTTAGCAGATACATTTGCTTTTACAGGCACAGTTTCTGGTGATACAGGAGGAACAGTCAAAAAAATTGTGACTCAAACATACAATGATTTTTCATCTACATCTACAAGTTATACAGAAATTGTTACTCTTGCTATTACTAAAACATCAGCTTCAAATCCTTTACTAATTCAACTTTTTTCTGATGACTATATTGATTCTAACTCTACATCAAATTGGGCTGGTATGGGTTGGGCAGTTTATAATAATTCAGGAACTCAACTATTTACATCTGGTTATAAAGGTGGAATAGGTTGGGGTACAAATTTAAGTTTAGGTGGCAGTTGTGCATGGGTTGATACTACCAGTCAATCATCAGTCACATATAGTTTTAGAGCAAAAATGCTAGGTGCTATGGATAATTTCGGTTCAACAAGATTACACATAGGCGAAAATGGTCCTTCAAACTTAGTTATGATTACGGAGTTCTCAACATGACAGATATCCAAAAATTTGTGTCTGCAATTAATACTCTTAAATCTGGTGCAGAGTGGATATATTTTGGTACTGTTATGGCAAGTGAAGATCATTTTAATAATGTTAAATGGATAACAGATTCTAATGGTACACAATCAGATACTTGTCCTCATAGTGAAATCACTTGGACTAAAGTAAAAGCTGAAATGGATAAACTGTAAAATGCCATGTGGAAACCTTTCATCATAGGCACAATATTAGCCACTATAATAATTTTTTTTCTTAATAGTATGATGAACTCAGCACTAGCTGAGACAAACACAGTGTCGTCAACTGTCGTCACGAATTCTACCCCACCAACTGCAAATAGTCCAAGCGTAGTCGTAAATAATAGTGATGTATGTACCAGTGCCTATTCGGGAGCAATTCAAACCCAAATTCTAGGGATTTCGTCAGGGATTACAGTCACAGACCAAAATTGTGAACGTATCAAATTATCAAGATCACTGTACGCTATGGGAATGAAGGTAGCCGCAATCTCAACTTTGTGTGCTGATAGTCGTGTCTGGGATAGTATGCATATGGCTGGTACACCTTGTCCGTACATGGGGTCTATTGGAAATGAAGCGAAAGAAGGTTGGTTAGCTAATTTAGAAATGATTCCTGAAGGTAGTATTGTTTATCAAAAAATTAAAGAAGAAGAAAAAGAAGAAATAGAAACTAATCAAACTGTTAGAGATTTAAATGATTTTGAAAAATTCGTTATTGTGGGCATGGCTATGTATATTGGTGTGCCTATCCTTTTCTAGTAAAGCAGTAGATTGTACAACTGATACTGTCGGATTATGTACGCCTACTATTGAACAAATAATTGAAGAATCAAGTATTGAAACAATAGAATTTGAATCAGGTGGTTATACAATCACAACTGAAACAACCACAACCACAACAACAACAACTGCATCTAATGAAGATTCAGGAGATATTTTAGACGGCAATAATGATTATGTTGTAAGTTCTAAAGAGGGCGATATGGATATTGACTGGGGAGGTCAAGGCAGTGCTTCAATGCCAAGTGGTAATTCAACGTCAACTATGGGTGTTTCTAATATGGGTACGACGTTTATTAACACTATTGATATTTCAGAATTAAGTTTCGATAAAGGTGGCAGAACTAATTATTCAATCAAAGTAGAAAAGCAAGACGCACAAGATTCAATCTATATGCACATTACAGGCAGAGACGGAAATACAAATGTTTTTAGTGGTACAGATATTTTATCTGCAAGTGGCACAAATTCTGGTTTTCAATCTTATTCAGGAGGTTTTGATTTTTCAGGTAGTCTAACAACTATAATCGTAGAAGTAGGGGGTAGAGATATCAATCTTGCCGTGGGACCCATGTTTGATGATGTCACAATCAACGTATTGTATAATGTTGTCAATACCATTGTTGAGCAAACCATAACAAGCGTAGAAATGTTTATTGCTCTTAATACGGACGCACCAGAAGAAGTTATTGATGTAGTCGAAGATATTTTTGAATCAAATAATCCTGTTGAATCTGATGTAGGATTTGAATTAGAGCCTGTTGAAGTTGATGAAATATCTTATGAAAGTGTTGAAATAGAAATCGCTGAAATAGAAATAGAAGAAATACAAGTAGTCAGTTTAGATTTACCAGAGCCTGAAGCTGCTGAAATTAGTGTAGTTGAGGTAGAAGCAGAGATTGAAATGGAAATAGAAATGGATTTAGAAACTGAGGTAGAGGAAACTGTTGAAGTTCAGCCAGAAACACAAGAAGAACAACCACCAACAGAAGAATCATCAACTGAAACGGATGTCGAAGAATCCAAAGAAGAATCCGAAGAGCCGCAAAAAGAGGAAGCACCAAAACAAGAAAAAGAAATAGTAAAGGAAACACCAAAAGAGAAGCAAGAAAAAACCCAAGAGAGTAAAAAAACTTCTGAAAAGAAGATTGCTGAGAAAAAGGAAGAATCATCTAAAGAAAAAGCTGCTAAGAAAGTTTTGAAAAAGATTGATGATAAAAAAAGATATGATGCTAATAGTCAAATTAAAACCCTTGTAGTTATGCAAGTATTAGGTGACAGTAAATCATTTTTTGAGACTCAACAACTAATAAATGATAGAGCCAATTTTTTCACAGATACTACTTTGCCAGATGCCGTTATATCTGATAATAATATAGCTAGTTATCTTCTTTTTGGTGGGAGTAATCAATTAATGAATGAAATGGTGGATAGTCAATGGCAACAGAGATAGACGTAGGGGGAATCAAATTTCGTGGGGGTCGCTTATTCCTTATAATTACAATACTTAGTTCTTTTGTGGGTGTTTTATGGGGTGGCTTTGAAGCGTACCAGAGATACTTAACAATGGAAAAAAAAATTAATTCTTTTGTTTCACCAGACCTTTCAGGATTTGATAAAAAATTAGAAGTTTTAGATACAGAGTTTGATATGTTGCAATCCGAAATGTCTATGATTTTAGAAGAGGTTAGCTTAATTGCAGATGTGACTAGAGATATGAAAAATGACCTTAAAGGTGATGTTCGTAGAATTGAAACAATCGTAGAAGATGTTGAACAAAGAGTGAAGCAAGATTCAAGAGATAATGCTAAGGACCTTAAAGATACTTTAGATAAGATTGAATCTGATATGGACGAACTAGAAGAAAAGACTAGTAAATTAATTAGAGACGCTTTAGAAAACCCTTTAAGTAAGTTGAAATAAATTAGATTTGTGGTATTTATGAATCATGACTAAGATAGCACCAAAAACAACTAAAGAGCATATAGTTAATATTTATAACAAGATAGAATTGTTAGAAACTAATCATATTCATCATTTACAATTAGAGGTGAAAAAACTTAATCGTATTTTGTATGCGATTGGTTTTATGGTTGCTACTCAGTTTATTGCTTGGGGTTTAAAATTTTTTAGCTAATGGATTTAGAAAAATTACAAACTGATATTATTCAAGAAGAAGGTGGGATGTTGTTAGAGCCGTATCAAGATCATCTTGGGTACTGGACTGTGGGTGCTGGTCATCTTATTAGAGATCACGAAAAAGATGAATTGATGAACGGAATTACACATCAAAAGGGTATCGAATTATTTTTAAAAGATTTTAATGTTGCTATTGATGATGCCGAAAGTTTTACTGAAGGTATGATTTTAGATGATAATGCGCATGAGTGCATAATTCATATGGTTTTTCAACTAGGTTTACCACGACTAAATAAGTTTGTTAAATTTAAAAAATGTTTATCAGAAAAAAATATTGCTGGTGCAATAGTAGAAATGAAAGATTCGCTTTGGTATCGTCAAACAACTAATAGAGCAAATAGAATTATAAATAAAATGGAAAAAAGTCTTAACACAAACGGAGGTGAAAATGGTGCTTAGTAAAATATTAAGTGGTGGTCTTGTTGATAGTGTTGGAAAAATAGTTGATGATCTTCATGTAAGTGAGGAAGAAAAACAACAAGCGAAAGCAAAATTAATTGAATTAGAAAATCAAGTTAAGTTAAAACAAATGGATATTAATTTAGCTGATGCTCAATCAAAAGCTGGTGGTATCTCAGGAATGTTGCAGAGGTCTTGGCGTCCCCTTATCGGAATGTCCTGTGCGTTAGCGATTTTTTGGGAGTTCGTATTAAGTAAATTTATTTTGTTTATTTGTGGATTGTTTCAGTATGAAGTGATAAACATACCTGAGTTAGAAATGGGTACATTGATGCCTTTAGTAATGGCATTACTTGGGATGTCGGGAATAAGAAGTTTCGAGAAGCTCAAGAAAATCAATTCTGACAAAGGAAAGGAGTAATTTATGGTTAAACACAAAATTACAAGATGGTGGCACACATTTACAGAAATGAAACTGTGGGTGCAAATTATAATTGTGGCTGGATTAGTATTACTAGCACACAACTACTTACTTCATTAAAGGAGGGATAAATGCCATATCACACAGGAAAAGGTGGTCATTCAAAGGGCATGAAAAAATCAAAAAAATCAAAAATGTCTAAGATGACCAAGAGGAAGAAGAAAAAGAAATAATGGTTAAGGTTGCATCTATAAAAAATATTGTAAAAGGTCTTAAACCAAGACAAAGAAAAACAATGAATCGTCATGCAAGACATCATTCTTTAAAACATATGAGGTCAATGGCTAATGCAATTAAAAAGGGTGCAACCTTTTCAAGTGCTCACACTAAAGCTATGAGGTCAGTAGGCAAATGAACGGATTTACTACAACTGCTACAATATCGGAATTAATAGACAAAAGACCCATAAAACGTAAAAAACGATCAAACAGGTCTAGAAAAGTATCAAATAAAGGCTCATACAGAGCCGTACAGAGGGTTTTAAGGGTAAAGGGGTACTAATACCCCCATACCTCCTTACGAGCCTTATAGACGGCATCATCTCTCCAAATCCAATCATCTGGGTTTGGAATCAATGAATCTCTGACATCTTCTTTGGAATTAACTTTAGATAAATAATTACCCATTACTGAAACTATGTGTTCACATAATTGCATAGGTTTACGATATTCATTTAACTCCATAGAATAGAAATCACACCCTGTTTTTTTTGCTACTAAATACCAAAGTTTTTGATTTGCATTTGTTGCTCTCTGATAGATAGATTGTTGCATAGCGTGTGAATTAGAAATCCCATTAGGTTTTCTTTTTGTAGTTTTAAGATCAATGAAAAAATCTTCTTTAGTTTTCTTATCTTCAAATTGAAAATCTGTATAACCAACAAAAGGAATATCTTTAATATTTAATTCTACTTTCTTTTGATAGCCAATCAGATTCCATGAAAAAGCGTGTTCTAAAAAAGATTCATGACCTTTGATTAATAAACCTTGTAATGAGTTTCTTTCATCTTCTGTCTTAGGGTCATTAATTCTTGATACGTTTGCATCAAATTCTTCATGCATTTTTTTTGAAGCAGTATCAAAATCCATACCATTTAAAATCATATTAAGTCCTGACTCAACTGCGCTACCCCTTTCAGCAGCCGCACTACTTGGAAAGTCATATCTGAATATTCTTTTTAATGCCCAACGCTCACGATTAAAAGCGAACTCATTCAAGTGACTAAAGGATAAGGGCAACAATTTCTTTTTGTCACCCTCATCAAATTTTTTAAAATGTTCAATCATATTTTATCAATGAAATCTTTTTGTTTTTCTACAATATTAGAAACTTTAATTTGTAGATTCATAAGATCATCACTAATTGCACCACGACCAAATTTATGAAGATACATAGCAATGGCTATTTTAAGATTTTCCATAACATTCAAATCTTGACTAGCATGAAAAATTGCACCACTAATCTGATCTTCATGTTCTTGGTGGTATTGCTCTTGCTCTTCTGGTGTTAAATCTTCTAACAATCTATCTGACATTATTCCCTCCAAAACTTTTATATTGTTGTGCCATACTTTTGGTACTCATACTATAACTTGCAAAAGTTTTACCTTGTTTAGTTATTGTTTGAGTAATTATAGGGTGACCACTTTTCCTTAAATCTAAAATTCTAGCACTTAACCTAAAGCAACCGAATTTATTTAAGGCATCAATGGGGGTTATTTTTTTACCTTGTTTAAGGTAAGATAGTATTTGTGTATTCTGGCTCATAACAACTCCTTTCTATAAGTGTTTTGCCAATTCCCTTTCGTTAACGACCTTAGTTCTGAGGTCCTCACGAAAAGTCTTAAAGGTTTCGTATCTAATTTTAGAACGATTCCTTTCTCTAAGAACTTTTTCGAATCTGTCGTTAAAGTCCTTAAATCTTTTATCTGAATAAATATGTGCATTTAATTCAGTAGTGTTCTTATACTTCACATTCTGACAGTAGTAAAGCGTGAGTTCTGACACCAACATTTTTTCCTCTTTTTTCATCAGTTCAAATGCAGTATCTTCATCGGAAAATTTTAGACCTAACTTTTCTTGCTCATAAGATAACTTGTTAGGATCAAATTCTAAATCATAAACCATTTTCTTGCTCTTCGTATAATCTTTCTTGTATTTTGTTTTTCATTCTATCTTTTAATTCTTCATTGAAACTTTTGCTATATTCAGCTTTCAGATGACAGGGACGACATAAAGGCATTAAGTTTTCAATCGTGTTTAATTTATTCTTAGGACTGCCACCCATGCCCCTTGCTTTTAAGTGGTGGAGATCTACGGCAAAATCTCTATGACAAGACCAGCACATGGGGGTATCTTGACCAGCATACCCCCAGTACTTAGAAAATATTTTCTTATAATCTTTCGAGATTGTCATTAAAAGACCTTACGGCATTTTTAGTGAGTTCAGAAATATCATCAACTGCGAAATGACCACTACCCATAGCACGACCAACAATTCCTGTGACAAATATATCACGCCTTTGTGTTGCGTCTTTACCATTCATCATAGGTCTTGAAGCTGCTGAACTATTTGATTGACTAGTTGAAACATTAGATTGATTCATAACTTGTCCCATACTTGCGTCAGCTTCATGCGTGTGGTCTGGAACTATCTGAATGTCTTTAACATTTGTATATTGATTTCCTTTGCTTGAAGTTTTCGTATTAATTTCTGTATAATTAATTGCGTCACCACTTTTAGGCATTGGATGTATAACCTCACCACGACAATATAAACGTGTGCCGTCTATAAGGTCTATTGCATAGTTTGGTTTTCCTTCATTGTCCTCTGAGTTATCAAAGAACTTATCTACTACTGCTACCATTTTTTACTCCTTTATTATTATTGTTTATTTAAAACATTATAAC